TTATATCACATAGTTAGCCGTCAAAGCTTCTATCTTACGTTTATTGCTATTACGGCTGGCTGACAATACCATATCTTTGTCACTACTGTACCAACCATACTGTAATCGATACTCATCCAACACTTCATTAGGATAGCTGGATAGCAAGAACTTTCCTTTTATAATGCTCAACACATTAAGCAACGCATTAAAATGCTCCTGTGTGTAACCGCCATAATGCCCCTGATTAGCTCCTACATACGGAGGATCAATATAAAAGAAAGTATCTTCCGAATCCTGCCTTAAAATCAATTCTACGGCATCTTTACACTCAATCTGAGTTATGTCTAGTCTTTTAGACAAAGAGGCGTTAAAACCCTCTTTCTTGTTATAATTCAATGTGCTTTCCTTACTTCGTTGCGTTGCACTTCGCCACGAACCTATTTTATTAGAGAAACCTTGTACAGTTCCTACCCAAAATGCCCATGCTCTATGTGTTGGAGTGAATATATATGGAATTTCATAAACTACCATCGCATTTTTATAAACCTCACGACTGTATGGCGTTGACATAATCATATCTTTCAACTCTTGGAAGTTAGTTTTTAACTCTCTATAGAAATTAATAACGTTCCCATTCAAATCGTTTACTATCTCAACCTCGGACGGTTCTTTAGCCCAAAAGACGGCACCACCACCGAAGAACGGCTCAACATATACCCGATGCTCAGGGATTAATGGCAAAATATGTTTCAACATTGATTGTTTGCCTCCATAATAAGAAATTGGCGTTTTTAGCCTTGCCTGTGGCTTTTCATTGGTTTTTAAACCTAAAATCATAAATAATTGTTTTTTATATTTGCTATAATTAGCCTAAGTTTGCACCTCTCACGGAATTTACAAGACATAACAAAGCCACAGCATAGAAGACTTATGTCCTCCAACGCTGTGGCTTTATGCTTAATTAAATTACCGTGAGAAGTTTTTAATTGTTGGAGGACTTTTTTTAATTCCATTCCTCCTGAGAATTTAAACTACTTCGCTATTCCAGTTTTATCACCATCTTTAGCTGCAATTAAACCCAATGCACCTGCAACTGCAATAATTTGAGCCCCCACTTCTGCAGAGATGTAACCCAATGCAATAGCAACGGCTACCCCTCCAACAATAACTCCCGCGAGAGTTGTTTTCCAATCTTTCATACTGTTTTTGTTTTTATATTAATATTAAAGTAAATAATTAACTTGTACGTTTATTAACGTAAATGAGGGCGTTGTTCCTCCAATTGTGTACACTACACGCCATGTTCTAGGCAAAACACTTGCTATCTGTGCAATTGTTCCTGTGGTTGTCGTTCCTATAACCGTAGTAATATTGGGATAAACTTCAATTCCAAAAACACCAGTAGTAGTAAGAGTTGCAGTAGTTGCACTTGGCACATCAAACCAAGTTGTACCCGAATCCGCAGAACCTTGTACCTTACACACCATTGTGGGGCTAGTACCTGTAACGGCACCAACATTCAACACTACAACAGCACCTTTTGCCGTTGTGTTGGTTTGCGTAGCTCCGTTGAATGTTACCGTTTTTATGCCTACATCTCCTGTAGCAATTACAAGGGGATTCAAGACATTGGCAAGTATAGGCGTTGTATTTGGAGTATTTCCTAGTTGAAAAGTCCAAGCTCCCGACTGCGTCACACCTCCCACTACATTACCTCCAGGAGGAATAGCAGCACCGAGGGCAACAATAGCCGTATTTTGTAAACCAATCATCGTAATCGTTGCAGTTCCTGTCATTGCGGAAAGTCCTGTTACTCTAGCTTTTAATGCCCCAGCAACTTGTACTTGAAAAATAGATTGCAAAGCGGATGTTATCGTGGGTAGTCCCGTACTAGTGGAATTTGAATTTAGAATAGGTAAGCCTCCTAGAGTTACCCAAGTGGTTCCATTTACCGTCGCCTGTATTGTCAAAGCTCCTGTGTATGTTCCAGTTGTTTGAATAGACAAAAAATTAGATCCTGTTAAAGCAATTTCAACAGCACTGTTAGCCGTAGCCGTTCCAGTTGGTACTAAATTTTGGGTGGTTATGTTTCCAGTTGCTGTAACCGTAGCCAGTTTTTGAACATTCCCAAATTGCACCTGTGCCGACAAATTAACGCCAACAAACAGTACTAGAAGTAAAAGTATTTTTTTCATAATCTTTAATTTGCGATTCTCCATTTTCCAGAGATTTTCTTAATTATATAATTGGTGTTTGCATATAAAAACGCAACGACTGTGATTCCATCTGCGAGATATACCAAACTGCCAGCCAAACTCCAAGCAAAACCCGATTCGTTGTTGTAAAATTCTATCACATTTCCATCAACACCAACGGGCATTGTAATTGTTCTATTGGCTGTTAGTGTTGCCGATGGTAAATATTTTGAAGTATTAACCAGCGCTGTAAAGTCTGCGTTGGTTGCATCGGCATCCAAAGCCATCAATTTGCTATTGATAGATTTGATGTCACCACCAACAGCTATAAAAGCAGCTTTAATTCTATCAATCAAATCCATTATGCTTTGGCCGTATTATAGTCTGTTATAAAATTGTAATCCGGATCGCCAATACCAATATTGGAACACGCCTGTAATTTTTCAGCAACGGTTAATGTTTGAACCGAATCAAATCGAACTCGTTGACTTAATCCTGTAGCAATTGTCGACGCAAAGTTTGGATCATTACCCAAAGCCGTTGCCAGTTCCGAAAGTGTATCCAAAGCCGTTGCAGCTCCATTGGTCAGCTCATTTTTTATTGCAACTTTTGCCGCCTCAATGGTGTCAAAAATTTTGTTTGCCGACCATGTCTTATTCGTAATTCCATCGCCCGCTACATCATCAATTGACGAGTTACCGCCGACCAATCCAAAAATTTCATTGATAGCAAGAACTAAATTTGACTTAGCTGTCGTTGACAATCCAGTTAAGTCACCTTGTTTGGTTGTCAATCCTTTAATGTCGGTACCAATAGCCGTAGCTAATGCGATAATTCTTTGTATTGTTGTCATAATCTAATTTTTTGAAAGTATGTAATAAGCATTAAAATCAATATCCTGGTCAACTAGGTTGATCGTGAACTCCTCTAGCGTGCCATTATAGCCATTATCAACTGCAATCTCATACGCACTTTTGCCATCAATGCCATCTTTTTTAAGATCAATCGTGACCTCAATTTTTCGTTGTGAATCCCCAAATACAATATTGGGAGCATCGCTTGTTATTGTTACTATCATCGATTTATTTTTAAAGAGCCTTTAAACAATAATCTTTTAGTGCTTACACTCGAAATTTCATAATATTTAGTGCCGTCAGGAATATTTTGAGGTGCGGGTTCTAGTGTCAATGTCATTTGGTTATCCTGTACAATAAGCGCATTGACAACCACTATTTCGCTATTTTTCTTTTCCGAGTTATAAACTTTAAAAGCAAAATCTCCTACCCAGTTAGCGTCGGATGTGAAATTGATAACTACACGCTCATTATGTGCAATATTCTCAATATCGACAACTGCCGCGATGGATGGGTCGAGTGTTATTTTTTTCATTGTAATGGTTTAAAAAGTTGTTCCAGCCGTCCTAACCCAAGTATTAGTGGCTATACACCAATACACATAACCCGGAACGACTCTTATATCTCCTGTTGTTCCGGTATCGGTTGCAGATGCTGGCGCAGTTGTACCAATTTTAGCACCTAAATACTCTTTTGTAATTAATGATTTACCTGATATTTCTGCACCAATCAAAGTGTTATTTGCATTAGGTGCATAAGCCAAACCTCCTGCATCGGTAACTATATTACTATTAACAGTTACATTACCTAAATTGTCAAGTGCAAGTACATCCCTATTAGTAGGTTGGGTTATTTTAGTAATGTTTCTTGGAGTACGGTTAGCACTATAAACAGTTCTGTTAATGTCGACTGCGATACACCGAGGATTTGCACCAGTTGTTCCAATTATTGTCGATACACCTGCGGGCGTAGTTTTGGTAATGTTGGTAGCACTATTCCCTATTGTATATATATTTCCTAATGAGTCAAGATTCAAATCAAAGCCACCACCAACTGTTGACAAAAGAGATGTAATCCCCGACATATTGGTTTTAAGCAAGGATGTTGATGTAGCAAGTCCGTAAGAATATAAATTATTTGTATTGTTATCAAATTTTATTACGTAGCATTCTTGGCTATTGGTACTTGCAAAATAAGTGCTTACTCCTGCAGTTGATATTTTATAAATTGAACCACTACCGATATGTACAGTAAAAATATCACCTGTAGTAGGATTTAAAGCCATGTCAACTAAACCCCCAAAAGTAGTGGAACCAGTTCCTACTGTTGAATATAGCGTTAAAACTCCCGCGGGCGTTATTTTGTCTATATAAGACGAGTTACTGCCAACGACTCTTGCTACATACAAATTATCAGATGAGTCTTTTATCGTTGTTAAAAGTGATCCCGCTGGCAAAGTAGCAAAAGTTGTAACAGTACCGTCTGGAAGTATTTTATGAATTACATTTAAGCTTCTATTAGTAACAAACAGATTTCCTAATGAGTCAAATAGCAGGCCCGATAAATAAACACCTCCTGGTGTTGCAAATACTGTTGACACTCCAGCGGGTGTGATTTTACTAATTGTTCCGTCGGCCCTATCTGCAACATAAAGAGTTCCATCATTGGTGACAACCATCCTATGTGGATAAGTTCCAGTAAGGCCATAATTTGAAGTAGCAGGAGACGGAATAGATGTTAGATTAGTAAACTTTAAACCCGATGTCCCAGAAACTCCACTATTTATTTCTGTTGGATTTGCAATAGTTACTAAAGCTCCTGTGTCGGTTATTGAAGAGTTTACAATATTATCCCCCGTAGCATTAAATTTTGGTACTCTATTAGAAGTTCCACCGCTTATTGATGTACCTGGAGAAACAACTAAATTACCACTTCCTAATATCGAGGTTCCGTTTAAAGTCTTAATATTAGCCCCTGAGATCAAAGTAGATTGTTTAGCCGATAAATCACTAACTAAATTTGTCACCTGAGATTGCAGGATGTTTCCAGTAATATTAGATGCGACACCTGTGGTATTTTGATTTAATATTGGGAAATTTGTTAATCCCGATGCATTACCCGTAGGCGTTAAATAGTCAACACTAGGGATAAGGTTAGGAATCTCATCTTTTGTAACTATTGTGTAATTTCCAGCAATTTTATTTGGGTCAAAACTATATAAAGCTTCGCCCGAAGCCACTCTATTTGATAATAATAATTTATTATAAATTTCAGGACTAGTTGTACCCGCTTTTATAAATTCTCTACTATAGCTAGTATAGCCATTATTAAAATCATTTTGTAATGTAAATCCTTTATTTCCTAATTGGGAACTGTAGTTAATTCCGTCCTCTACTTGATACGAAACTATATGCCCACCATTCATAAAGATATTTTCAATTGTATAGCCTCCTTGTAACAAAACCTGTTGTAACGTAGGAATTGGCGCAGCTGGGGAAACAAATTGACTACGAGGAATGAATTTAACCAACTTATCTACACCTCTCACGAGTACACTATCATTACTAGTGCCTTGATTAACGGTACCCAATTTTAATTGGCTCGCAATAGTATGCGTTTGTCCCTGTGTGGCTATTGCCACAAATAATAGTAAGCTTAATAAAATCTTTTTCATGTTAATTTTTTTGTTCGTTAGAAATGTTTTCAGTTTGCGTGACAACTTCGGTAGTAATTTTATCAGTAGAGAATGCTCCATTTTTATAACTCATGGTTACCACTTGATTGGGGTTTGATTCGTCCGTTAGCGTTATGCTATCTTTTTTGACGACTTTTTTTAATTCTAAAATTTCTTTTTCTAAAATTTCAATTCTTTTTCTTTTTTTCATTTTAAAAGTCTATTTGATTAATAATATTAAAATTCAGAAGCAATAAATCCCCTCCTAAATAAATCCCAGTTATAAAAACATTTTCGACAATCCCAATCCCTAAATCACCCGCTTCTAGGATAGAATTATTTTCATTTGGCAGTCGTTTAAAAATCAATAATTGCCCGGGTTTATAAATTGTGGCCGCACTAACGCCTGCAAGCAATTCATTGAGACCTTCAATCTCAGCTACAGGAACTTTGTCACTTTTATGTCTAAAAGAATCCCACGTATCCCAAAACTGTGCTTGTGTGGGTTTTAAACCAGTTTTAAACCAGTTCTTTATTGTGTTTAATGTTTGTAATGCCATTATCCTACGTATTGTATAAAGTGTACTACTCTAAAAGGGTTCATAATTGAGAAAGGTTGATCGCCTCCGATTTCTGATGATTTACCAAGTGTTGGAGCATCATTACCTTCAGACATTTCATAAGCCAAAATACCTTTACCTCCTGCAGCCGATCTAGCAGTATATTTATTAGGGTTTACAAGTTCTGTATTTCCCGCCCCACCTCGTATTTCATTAGAAAAAAGGTAGAAAAAGTGTTTAGGTAATTCTAGTAGCGAAAGGAGTTTAGTTTTTGCTCCTCCATAACCTAACAATGTGTCAAACAATGGATCACTAGTCTTTAACCCAACGGGCATTCTTCCACGCAAGTCCTCATATTCTATCCAACCGTCAGGAATATCACCAACAGGCAGCCCCCAAATTGCAATAAGTCCTATTGGAATATTACTTGCTGGCCGTGCTTCCAAATCTTCTATTCTTTCGATCAAAGCATTAATAGTGGCTTTGTCTTCTTTCTTTTCCAATTCCTCCGGTATGAGCTTCGTTTCAAAACCGCGTTTAAAGTCAGACCAAGGCCATTGTGTGGTAGCAACTCCAAAAGTGGCATATCGGATGTATATTACATCGTGAGCATTGCCATCTTCAAACTCTAAGGCTTGAATTTCTTCTACAATGATTACATTGTCTTGAGCTAAACCGCCTTTAAATTTCAATAATTCCCCATTTATAAATACTGCACCGTCTCCAACTGTACCACCAACAGTATTACAGCCCGCAATAATCGTAAAATTGCCAGCCAAAGCCCCGAAAGCATTAAAAATGCCCCAAGAAGTTTGCATCTCATCAAGTATGTTAGTTTCGAGCGGAAAACCAACGCTTTGGTTAAAATTCAGTGTATTCATATTGGTTGTATTTTATATCTTTTGGATGCCAATTTGTAAAATGTAATAAGAGCATTCAGTTCGTGTATTCGTGTATTAATAATATCAACAGGTGCAAAAACAATAAAATCAACACCTGTATTGGTGTATTCACTATTTTGGTATATGTGCATTTTACCTAAAAACACCGGCTTGTTTTCTGCCCTGGTATAAATGTATTTTCGAGGGAAAGAATTTCCTTCATCGATATATATTCGCCTGTCGGCAACATCGAGTGTATCGTTTAAAACCTTTCGCAAAAAACAGACTTGCCCTGTATGGTTTAATTTATACCAATCGGCCAGTCGCTTTTGCTTCCATGTATAATGCAAATTTGAAATAGGCATAAGTAAGACATGAACCCAACTCACCAAAATAGGTTTCCGCAAAAAAGTGGGTAGAATTAAAATTCCTAGCCGTTTATAATCGACATCATACCACATAACTTACTGTATCAAAATTTACAATTTCAAAATACCCAGCTACAGGTATAGTTTTTACATTTATTGGTACAAAGCCCAAGTAGTCAGCCGTTGCGCTGTCATAAGCGCTGGAAGTAGCATTAATAATGTGTGCATTATTCACACCGTCTATAGCTCTTAATTTTGCGATCAAGTCATTTATAACCAATTCACCGTCAAAAGGCAGGTTTTTCATGTAATCGCGTATCGCTTTTTCAACAGGTTTGCCACCGTTTAAGATTGAATTTCCATTTTCGTCAATTACCAAAACATCACGGTAAATTGCCATTGTTAATTGCAGTTTATCCGCAGGATTGTTCACGACATTTATTTTTACGCCCGCATATTTAATTTCTGCCAAATAATCTTTAAAAGCTGTTATTTGAGTAACATCTAACGGTATTAAGTCATCACCCGATTCACCCGCTACTTTTATAGTAAGCCGGTTACTTTCAATTGATTCTTTTACCGAGCAATATTTTATAATTTTTGAAGCTTCAATCTGATCAGCTGTAAAGCCTGTGTTTTCAAATTTGTCGCTGTCATCCAGTAAGTCAAACCCATACTGAAACGCTAATGACATATTGCGGTACCAGCGTGGCGTGCCGCTTTTTTGCTCGTAAATGGCGGTGTCGATTTCTTTTTTGTGGTAATCGAAAATAACCTCCAATAGAAAAACACCAAAAGCGAAAATGTCAAACAAAATACTTTCAATAGATACTTTCGAAAACTCACTTTCAAAAACAGCACCATCGGCAAAGCCATACGAATTTTGCAATACAGCATTTCCCATAAAGTTTGCTGTGAGTTCCTGTTTAATTGTTGCTATACTTCTTGCCATTATCTAACTATAAAATCCGTTCCTATTATCATTGCTCCAATACCACTTGGTTGTATTGGCAAATTATCATTTCCAAGCGTTGAGCATGTTGCTACTTGCTGATTCCTACCCTTAAAATAGTTTGCCACATCTCCATTCCTAAAACTAGATTTTGGAGCTTTCAATTTTTGTCCAGGTTCTAGAACATCTGTTATCGAAAGTCCATTAGCCAACGCCCATTCAAAAACAGCCAAGACACTTCCGTCTTCTTGAACAGCTATGTCAAATAAGGATTGGTTTTCCTGTATTATCATGGATGCTCTCTTTTATATTTGTTATGCGCTCGCACTTCATCATTATACATTTTCTTATAGAAAGCCGCTTGCTTTCCTTGATACTCTGCCTGTTGTTTGTGGTATTCAATTTCTTTTAGCAAAATTTCTTTTTGTTGTTCAAAAAGTTTTTCAACTCCTTTCGACATTTCCTCAATATGCTTGTACCTTTCTTCATATCTAATTGGTAAATCATCTAAAGCCGATTTATATAAATCAACTACTTTGACACCATTATCTATTTCACTCCCGGTCACTTCCGCATTGAGTTTTTTACGAGTAAAGAACCAGCCAACGAAACCACCAAGAATTCCAGTATAAGCATTGTCTAAATAGGGTTGAATAATTTCGTACATTAAGTGATTTTTTGCATTATTAAATCTTTTATTTGGTCATAGTCTTTACCATCAAGAGCGAGCTGTGTATCAATTATACTTTCAATTTTATGAGGATTTGGAATACCTCGAATTTCTGTAACTAAATTGGCACCAAGCATGGGATCAAACTTTAATTCGCCTTGATTCATTTGTAAAATGATCCCCACTTCTTGCATCAAAGTATTACCCAATTGCAATCTTCCGTTTACAATTTTTAGATCATTATTTTCGTCAAGTAGAATTCCTTTAGCCATTACCATGCTTTATTGTTGTGTTTTCAATATTTGATAAATCGGAACGCTGCAATGATACAAATGAGGTTACCAGAGCTTTTAAACTTGCACCACCATCATTTGGAACTGGAACCCAATTCGAAAAAACAGTTTGAATATTTTGTAATATCAATGTGTTTTTATCTACCTGTGTTTTCAGTTCTTTTGCATTGACTATACCGCCGTAGTTTTTGCCATTAATCAGTAATAAACCGTTGTTTAAATTCAATTTAAAGCCTGATTGATCTATTATTTCTAATTCTTCAACCTCTTCACACGAAATCATAAAACAAGCTTCTCCATTATGAATCGCTCCAACCAATGCCGATGTGCCTATTTTGGGCTTACAGTTTACAGAACCCAAACCAAGTAATACATCATGATATTCAAGCCCATTAATTAAACCTATACCAGTCATGGTTTTTTCTTCCCAATCAATCTCGCGTACCGTTACCCATTCCGTTTGCAAAGGCACGTGGGACTTCATTTTATCCGTGAGTAAATTTTTCAACTCTTTTAGTCCTTTGCTCATTCTGCTTTTTTATCAAGGTCAATGATTTGATGGTATTTTGGACTATCATCAAATTCCTTAACCACTTTTTTTATAAAATACAATCCCTTTCTATCGGGATACTGATAACTTAAAATTTGAGCTTTCATACCGTGCGTAACACTTGGTATTCCAAATACGTTAATATGACCTTCAAAACCATCTACCTTAAACTTTTCATAATCGGCTTTTGCGAGTTTCAATAATTCAGCTTCTAGAGTGATATTGTAATAGGATAAATTTTGTTCTGTGCCAAAATCATCCCCAAACTCTACCTTTAACTTTTTACCTTTCGGCAATGTCGAATTGGCAATTATTTTTATAATTACATCCTCTTTATTTTTATACTGAAGTGCATTGTCGATTACATTTTTAGTAAAATTGAAAACAACAGGTTCTGATGCATCATCACTATAAATTTTACCGACAATCAACTTTTTACCTTTAAAATAAGAGTAGATGTTATTCCCTTGTAATTCCTCTAATATCTTTGCTGCTGTCGTATTCGGAAACCGTTTAGTACCTATATTAATATCAGCAACATCGTATTCGATACCAGGAGGAATAATTGACTTGATCAAATCTCCAAGTTTTGTACTTCGCATCGATATGTTAACCGAATGCTTTTTGAGTAAGTACATATAATCATCACACTTTATTTTTACTGGAATATCCGCCGATACTTCACTTATAAAGCCTGTAAATTCTAGCAATAAATTTTCGTCATATCCTAAATAGATCTCAACAGGATCTCCTTTTTTGAATATTGTTTTTACGTTCAATTTATCAAAGTCCTTTACGTTTCTTGGTAGCACAATAACTGCTGTGTCTGTCAATAATTCCCATGAGCTTTCAATTCGAACCGAATTACATTTTCGAATCACTATTTCGCCATGAACACTGGTTTCGGGAAATACTATTTTAGAAACCATTGCTAATGTCATATTCTACTTTTTATATTCAATTCTATAGGATCATCACTTATAGCCGTTATCGTAAAAGTTCTAATGTTTGGTTTGCCTCGCATTGGTTCAAAACTGATGCTTTTTATAGTTAATCGCTTAATTTTCCGAACGGTAAACAATTCGCCAAACACCTCAATACTACTAGCCAAATTATCCCACTTAACCAATTCTCTTTCTTGCTCTAGTGGATTTTTAAACCCTTGTGGTTGTGAACCGTCTGGAATCAAAAAACCATTAATAGAAACCTGCCAATCATCAAACCCGTAAATTTCTTTAACCGTTCCGTTACCTCCATTAATTCGAGTAACTCCCATAATCTTATCCCTCCTAAAAGAGACAATTGAAGCAATAGGTAATCTAAAATCCCCCATTTTCTTGTCAACTATTTCGCCACGCTCATTGTATTTTTTATAAACTCCAGATGAAAACAAAACAGGGAACAAAATGGGTGTGCCCATTGCGCTCATTTCATAGGCTTGGTTTATATCTTCTACAACTTCAACTCCTGTAAAAAAGCCTGTAGGATCATCAGGATTTCCCGAAGCTTGTTCGGGTCTATAAATCCCGCCTATCTTAACACCAAAAGCCTGCATAAATAAGTTAGCCAATGGTGGAATACTATATTCTATCATGACCCTGCTGCTATTAATGAATCTTTGAGCGTGTCGTTTATTCTACCCACTACATGTTCGGTTATTTTTTCAAAATTTTGCAAATCTTCTTTCATCACTTTATACGTGTTGTAAACATTCAACGTCATATTGATAATCTTGCCACCTCCTGAGTTTCCACCTGATTTGTCCGCGCCAATATCACTTGGTTTTATAGGCGAGAACTTATCGGGTTGCTCTTTTTGTTTTAGTAGGCGTTGCCGTTCTAGCTCAGCCGCACTCATTGTAGATTTTTCTTTAGCCTTTTTTGGGTCGGCTTCATCAAGAGAAAGTTTATGGCGCATTTCAGTAATATACTTAGCACCTCCACTAGCTAAATATCCAAGACCGGGTATTTTTGCCAACAGGCCTAAAAGCTGTTGAACAGGATACAACAGAGCATCCAATAAAACTAACCCAATGCGTTTGAGTCCTCCAACAATACCGCCTTTCTCGAAAGCTGTAGTTATACTATCCCAATGGCGGACAAAACTTTGAACCAAACTAATTACCATTCCAAGAGGCCCCATGACCAACGTTATAGCCGCACCCCATTCGTCATAATAACTAATGACGGTAGCTACAATTGCAATCAAAGCCGTAATGGCAAGAATCACTAGACCTATTGGGTTTGCATCCATTGCAATGTTCAATAACCATTGCGCAGCAGTTTGCAAATACGTAGACTCTTTAAGCATTACATACAAATCCTTCATTGCCAATAAACCAGGTGCCAAATTCATAATACCCATGATACCTTGCAATCCAACATCAATAAATGGTAACATTTCTCCCGTACAACCGTAAATACTTAGTTTTATATCATCAAAATAAGAAACAATTCTATCTTTTGACTCCTGATAACTGGTACCCATTGTTGCAGCCATATCGGCTAAAGCGGTTTGATCTTCGGTAATTTGTGTAGTGTAATCTCTCAATAAATCAACACTACTAAGAAGTCCAGATATTGCGATAGTGTTTTCAGTACCGAACATAGCTCCAAGAACTTCATCCTTTCCTGACAGTTTTTTAAGCTCAGTGATTCTATCCGCTAGTGATTTGTTTTTGTCCGAAAGCACATCTACATTTACTCCAGCTTGTTTCAATTGGTTTAAAACTTCTTTAGGCAAAAACTCTTTTTTACCCATAACCGCCAAAACATTGTTTAAAGCAGTCCCGCCTTCAGCTCCTTCTTTTCCATACTTTCCAAGAACTTGTAACGCCGCATTCGTTTCTATGAACGATACATTGGCTTTTTTTGCGGATGCTCCTGAATTGTCTAATCCCTGAGCTACTTGATTTACTTCTTGATTACCAACTTTTGCAGATGATGCCATATTGTTCAACATCACATCCATTGTTTCTGCAGCCGCTACTGGATCTGTCAAATCAACACCAAATTGATTCATAGCACTTGATGCAGCATTCGCCGCACCTGTTAAATCTCCGTGCATAGTCTCTCCTAAAAGAGCAACACTTTTACCCATCATGTCAAGGGCAACTGGGTTTTTAGCAATTTCGGGTGTTAGTTTAGAAAGTAAGAGCGTGTAACTCTTTACACTTTCCGCTGCATCACCTCCAAAATCAACAGCACTTTCCCTGGCGTTACTTCCAATGGTTTTCAAATCATCCCCAACCACTCCAGTAATGGCACTCAACTCCTTTAATGAGGCATCATAAGCATAAGCTCCATCGGCACCGTCTAGTAAAGGTTGACCTAAATTGGTTATTGCTTGAGCTCCCGCCTGAACAGCAAGCATTTTTAACGAAGTATTCGTTTTCTCAAAGGCTTTCGCTCCCTCGTCACCTACTTTTCCGAGTTTAACATCAACGGTATTAATGGCATCTTCTAATTTGTCAATACCAGCCGTTACCTCTTTTACAGGAGCAGTTATTTTGTCGACAAGTTCTAATATCCAATTCGTTTGTTGATCTGCCATTATGCTGTTGTTTCGGCTTTACCGAATATTTTTGCTAAAATGTTGGTTTGAATTTCCGCATCCAATGTTTTCAAATAGATGGCTTCCTGATAGAGTTGCGCCCATTTTTGAATAGTGAGCTTTCGAGGTTCTATTTGAAAAGCACCTCTAATTAATGCATTACCTCGCCTGTAAAAATCATGATCATCATCGGACGAAATAGTTCCGTCCTCTAACGCTTTTTTACAACCGCTTCCCTTCTTTTAAAGAGTTGCGCTAGTGCTTTATAAGCTGATGCTTTCATTTCATCATCGGTCAAGACTTCGGGAGAACCAGCAACACGACACGTATTGAAGAGGGTGGCTAAACCTACCATCTCTTCTCCTTTTTTTGCATAATCTGCTAATACCTGCAGATGATCTAAACTTGGTTTCAAAAAGTAAGTGGCGTGCGTTTGCTCATCGTCATCAATAGTGACGATTTCGTGAATGTACTTCGTGCCTTTTTGGGCTTTCAATGCATTTAATTCTGCATCGCTTAAATATCCTATTGGATCTACAATAGTTTCGATTGCTTCTATCTCTTGATTTTCTGCAACATCCTGTTTTTTATCTTTCATAGCTATACGTTCCAAGAAATATGTGTGCAAATTAATTCAACTGTTTGTTCGACAGTTTTATCTCCTTTTTTCACTGCTTTACCTACTTTCGTAAACTCTACATTGTGAATGATGTCCATGTAAATACGAGTATTGTACGTATATTGTACAATTACATCAACAGGGATTACATCTTGCAAACGAAAGCCCGGAGGCAATGAATCCATAATAGCAATGACTTCCTCTTGGTAGAGTTTCATCCCTATTTTTGCATCATAGTCGCCTTCACCAATACCTATTGGCATACGTCCAGCACCTTTTATCTTTTCTTTCTCAACCACATCATCATAAGACAATTCGGTAATACCTTGCACATCTCTACCGTAGATGTTTAGGGTTACTGAGTTCCACCCAGCCATGCGCCCGAAAGCGTTTATTAACGTTACTACTTTTGCCATACTATTAGTTTAATGATAAATCAACCTCAAAGGTGTGGATGATTGCTCCTAGTGTTACTGTTGTTTTAACCATTAAAGGCGTTTGATCGTTTGGGTTTTGTCCCGCAGGAATTACCAAATCAAATCCGCTAATTTCTGCCGCCACAAGCATTGCTTGCAATGGTTTCTTACCAATATTTTCTAAGCTAGTGATGGCAGTATCTCTCAATTTTCCTGTGGCCGCATCACGTTGAAACCAACCACGGACTTTTGGCAGTAGCGCGTTTCTAATCCCTAGAGCTGCTTTATCCCAAACACCGTTATTTTCGCCTGTAGAGTAATCCGATGAGATAGCAATACAAGTAGGTTCACCGTTTAGATACACTCCTGCAAACCCTTGAAAGCTTCCCGCATAGATATACCCATTAGCCGTTAATGCTCTTTTTTCGACATCAGCCAATGACGAAACTAGCGTTCCGTTACTCAATGCAGCAGACAGCCACAAGCCTCTCAAACTATCGGTTAAGGGATAAGTCAATTCACCTTTTTTAGCATTTGGCTTGCTAATAACATCTACCGACCCTAAATTTTCGTTTACTTTTCGAACGGCTCTCATTCCAAGAATAGAACCTACGGCAGCATAATGAGAATAAGCTGCATCAAGCGATGCGATAGCAGGATCTTGTGCAATAACTAAACTTACTTTTCCAGCGCCTAATGTGCGTCTAGAAATTGCGTTTTTAGCCACATTTCTTGCTTCTAAATAAATTCCGTTTAAGTAGATTTTGTCTAAAAATAAATTATTGATAAACACTTGACATGCACCTATTTCTTGTACTATATCTAAAGCTACCACATCATTATTGTACACAAAACCAATGCGTTTTACATCTGTATTTGCTCTAAATAATGCTTTGGTGGTGTCACTTTCAAAAAACAATTTAGCAGTAGTTTTTTCAGTAACTACCAGTTTTAAAGTTCCGTTAGGAGCTAGCCTAAAAAACTCTGAGATATGATAATGAAGCAAAACCGCCTCATTGGCATCATAAGCCGCATCAAAGCCCAACGCTTCAGCATCTAATACGCTTAAGAGTTGATGTACTTCGTTTGGTGCATTCGTCAATGGATCATTGACAAACGCTACCAATGCCATTACAGCATCGGTGGGCGTTTCCGTGCGGTTTAATCCGCCTTGTCCTTGGTTAATTATTACACCTTCAAAACTCATCGTTAGTCTTTTTTAGGAGTTAAAACTTCTTTTCTAGCCGCAATAGCTGCTACTACAGTAGCTCTTTTTTCGCCACTTTCAAGAATAGCATCTAGCTCTTCAGTTAGCTCGCATGTTGATGCAAAAGCAATTAATTCTTCAGCTGATTTTTTAGCTGGTTTGCCATCTTTAGTAGGCTCAGTCTCTTTCTCTTCAGACATTACTTCCGAACGTTTTACCTTTACAAAATCTTTGTCGTGCATACGAGCTCTATCCTCTTTCAGAAAGGCTTGCTCATCTGTAGTTACGAATACTTCTTTGGCTAATGGAAATCTTTCGAAGACATCAATAGCGGAATCTTTTATATTTTGATTCATTTTATAGTTATTAAATGGTTTTAACAGTATTGTCAAGTTTATGAGCAAACAATTTTACAATTGTATCTACAGTCACAAAACGGGCTAGAAAACGCAAAATCAATCCAGCATTTGTAGTAGCATGGCTTTGCGAGTATTGTTGTGCGGCTTGGTCTAAAGCCGATTTTATAATTGGCGGAATTTCTTTGCTCATGGTGTAAAAAAGATTTGACTTTCTTTAATTCTGCGTTTCGTTAATCCTGATACCACAACTCCTTTTGCTTTATTCCATTTTAGGAACTCGTTGACGATAGCTTTATCGTTTGGATTTGCGTTTACTTTTTTGAGAAGCGTACTATCCCCTAAACCCTCGGGAATATCATCGGCATCAATATCGGTTCCTAAGTTGTAGGCAAAAGAAACTAATGCGTTAAATTGGTTTTGAGTAACAATTGATTTAATCAATCGTGTTACATCTTTCGCAAATAAATCAGCTGTTGAGCGCAACATTTGTTCAGCAAAAACTTTTGTAATTGGCGTATCCTTCATGGTAATTTTTCTACCATTTGGATAAACAGTATTGCCGTATCCAATGGTTGGAACTCCCGCACTACACAAATAAGGCTTTAGATCTAATCCCTCAAATTCTTGAAGTATCTTGTATCCGCTTTCGTTTAATTTCATTTGAAATAGATTTTAAAAAAGGTTTTAGTTTGATTCATTGCTCATACTAGATGTTCACACCACTTTATATGTGTTTGCCGTGTAGGCTGTGGCGGTGCAATTCAAGACTAAAGCCTTTTTTACTTTATTACTAGTCTACACCATCAATGATTGCGGCTAAACCTTGATCTTGGATTGCAAAACATCCGAAATACAATTGATACCCTACTACCGATTTTCTGTACTCAGGATCTGCTTTACGATCTCTTGCAAAACGGTCAACAGTTCCTTTTGCTTTTACACAGCTAGATTTGTGGAAAATGATACTTGATGTTCTACCAGCAGTTACAGCATCAAAAGCTAATTTCACTTTTGTAGTTGCGTGGTATGAAGGTGTATAAACCTCCTCGTAGATTTTGAAACCATAGTAGTTAATGGCGATTGCACCATCTACACGGTTTTGGTATCCTTTCTCGAAAGCAGCATCTTCAAGCAACAAGTCATTAGCATGAGTAGAACTCATTACCCAAATACGACCTGTTTTTGGTACCGAAATTTTATCTAAACCTGCTTTCAATCGGATGACATCCGCTTTTACCAATCTTCTACGAGTTCCATCTAATGGACCAGTAGTTTCAAGAACTGGTGTACTTGCCGAATTTTGGACTGGAGAAATAGAATACAAAGCATGTTCTGTCACTTTGATTTCTAACTCATCTTTCAACTCCATATTGATATCACCTTCTTTGTCATAGGCAATAGCGTATAATTCGTCTTGAGTAACTTCTCTGTTTTCGGTATCGTATTTATTTAAAGCAACAATTACTTTCTCATCATCTCTACCGCTAGACAACATTGGGTACACCGTGTTGTTAATTAATACAACTGGTGCGGAATCGCCTTTTCGTTTTGGAATTTTGATTGCGTTATTGCCTACCCAAGAATCCTTACTGGTTACTTCTTGCAGCCAAGTACCTAAACTTCTGAATTTGGTTAAAATAAATTTCTCATTCAACTCATTCAATAAATCGCCGTCCGTGATAGAAACTCCACAAGTGCGTAGGTTTGCTTTTTCCGATTTTGGAATACTGTGCGAGAATGTTCCCGCTATGGACACTACTGATAACAACAGCATCACTAATACTAATCCTAACTTTTTCATATTTGTAATATTGGTTTTTGTTTACTTTTTTTATAAAAACAGACTATCGCTCAAGGCTCAATAGCCTGTTTTTCTCTCTCTAGTTTTTCTTTTTTTATTTTTTTTCTTCAAGTAATGCGAGATATGCCGCTTTAAATCCATCAGGATCATCTTGTGACATTGTTTGCTGTTCAGCTTCTGTCATATCTGCAAATGCTTTTACAGCTCCAACGGCACTGGGCACAATAGCAGCAGATAATTTACCCAAAGCAGACAATCCCTTGATGTAAGTTTCACATCCCGCAAAATCAGTTTTAGCCCAAGTTTTTAAGCTTTCGCCTTGTGTAGCGTTTACTTTTTTATCAGCGATTGCGCCATTAATTAAAGTGTCCACTTTGGCTGTAGTGTCTGCCGTTTCTTTAGCTGCCTTTTCGGCTTTCAATCCTGCAACTTCTGTAGCCGCATCTTTATTGGCCTTAATCGTTGCTTTGATTAATTCTTCAGAAGCATCTTCTGGAAGCCCTAAGGATAGAGCGAGGATTTTTTGATCCATAGTTTTTAAGGGTTTTTTGTGATTTGTAATTTTTGGAAGTGTTGGAGCTCCACAAGCTTGAAACAGAGCTTTGGTCTCTTTTGTGATAGGTGCATTTTTTTGTGTAGTGCCTGAAAGGAATTTTTGCGCTACGGCTTCTTTAGCAGAAAGCCAAACATCGCCAGTTGCCCAATTGGATTCAATTACTTCAACAGCAATTCCCGTTTTTGCGGAATAAGCCTCTTTGTATTGAGTGGACATATTTTGTAAAAGCTTCAAACCTGATGCGATTGCATCTTCATTGCCTGATAATCTTCCAGATGGCTTATGATACATAAATTGTCCGTTTTCGGCTTGCTTACAGCTATCTAATGAAATAGCTATTTTAGTATAAGCCGATGCTAGAAGTGCGCCAGCTTCTCCAGTTTTAGAACCCGGAAACCTTTGTATTTGGTTTTCAATTTCCGCAGCTTGGAAAACATCTCCCCCTGGTCCATTTAGATAAACGTGTACGTCTTGAATTCCTTCAGCTAAAAAATCATCAATCTTTCTTGTGATTTCTTCAGATGAATTATTCCATTCATATATAAGACCGGTAATTCTCAAATACGCTTTATTCTCTTTTGCTTCCGCAGTAATAACAAGCGGATAATCTTTAGCTAATGCGCTAAATGTGGCAGCGTTTAGACCTAAGCATCCCGCTCCGATTATTAATATGTCTTTACATGTGTTTTTCATTTAGATGATCACTTTTCGTTATCCGGTTATTTCCTTTTGAGATGACAAAATTTGGTTTATTTCAGAGGGTAAAAAAATTGCAATTCCAAGATGAGGAGTGTATTCCTGTTGACGAGGAATACACTCCTCATCTTGGGAATTCAATACATCGCAATCCGTAATGATTATGCAATTTTGTGATAGAAAAAGCACATAAATGGCGAAAATTAGAGAGCAAAAGCTCGCAGAGGATCTATACATCAAAGGCAAGAAAACGGCCAAGGACATATCTATTTTATTAGGAGTTAGTGAAAAAACTATCGGGGGTTGGATTGATAAATTCAAGTGGAAAGACCGTAGGAATGCCTTGTTAAGCTCAGGACAAAATGGACTTGAAAGCATTAGTAACCTTATTTGTATTTACTCTGAAAAATTAGTGGAAATGGAAAATGACCCCGAAGCCAAAGACGAGCAAAAAATAAAACTCGTAGATGCTCTAGCCAAACTCAATAAGACCAAAGACACCTTTGAGAAAGAGTACCGAATACCTTATAACACTTACATAAACGTCATGGACTTAATTATGAGCGATATGATTTCTAAAGTAGATGCAAAACACTCTTTAGCAATATTAGAATTCTTCGAAAATCATACAAACGAACTAGCCCTTAAATACTAATTAAATTATGTTTAAAATCATATTAAACTTATTGCTTAATAGAGCAAATACGAAAGAATGGCAATTACAAATAGGCGCATACTTACTAAGAAAAGGATGTGGCTTTCAGGTAGGCCAAATTATTGAGGAGAAAAAAATTGAATACAAAAAGTATCGTGTAAAAGTGATTACTAATTTATTCTATGATTTCAATACTAATAAAATCAATCATTTAACGGCTAAGAAAATAGTTAACCTAGATTAATGAAAGTAGCTGACAAAATAGCTAAAGAAAGAATACTCGCGAAGATTAAACTCATTCGTGCATCTGAGGGTAAATCAAACCCAAACGAATCTAAAGAGGAAAGAAAAGCCGCTATAGAAAGGGCAAAGAAAGATTTTCCTTTTATGGTTCAAAGGTACTTTCCGCATTATGCTACGTTTGAAACTCCCGATTTCCATATAGAATACGCAAAAATGATTATGAAAGATAAAAATTTCAGAGGCTTTTGTGAATGGGGACGTGGACTGGCTAAATCTGTTGTTTGCAACATTCTTGTGCCTTATTGGCTTTGGTTAAATGACGAAAAAATCTATTTAGTTATCATTGGGACTAATCAAACTAAAGCAACACAACTTCTGGAAGATTTACGACTTGAATTTGAGAATAACACTCAAATCATTGCCGATTTTGGAGAACAAAAAAAGTTTGGTGGTTGGGATGAAAAGTTATGGCAAACTAAAGACGGGAATTTCATTGGTCAATCTTTAGGGATTGGACAAAACTGTAGAGGTTTAAGAGTAGGCCCATTGCGTCCCAACTATATTGTTGTTGATGACATTGAAAGTAAGGAAACGATTAGTAATGAAAAGAATCAAGACACTCTAGTTACTTGGATTGAACGCTCGTTAATTCCAACAATGGACGGCGCTACTAGAAGATTTATGCAAGCGAACAATGCTTTTGCCCCTATAATGATTCAAAAGAAGTTACAGTCAAGACACCCAAAGTGGAAAGTTCATCATATCAAAGCCTATGATCCAATAACCTATAAACCGAGATGGTATCAAAAGTATGGTAAGAACTACTATAAAGAGATTGAAGACGATGACATTTTAGCTGCTCTATCCGAGTATAACCAAGAACCCCACGTTGAGGGTAAATATTGGAAACCCGAAGACATACAATGGACTGCATTACCTAGAATAGATCACTTTGAGTGTATCGTTGGCCATTGGGATATAGCTTACGCAGGCACGCCCAAAGCGGATTATAATGCGATTCGTATTTGGGGGTTAAAAGACAAGCAATTTTATTACATAACAGGTTATGTGAAAAAATCAAAAATGAAACCAGCCGTTGAATTTATGGCGGATTATCAAAAATGGCTACCTGATAGTGCTAAAATACTTTGGAGGTTTGAATCTCAATTTTGGAATGATGCCGTAAAAGAAGTCATTGAAAAAGTAGAAGAGGAAAAAAGTATTGATTTAAGACTCACGCAGGTAAACATTCCCAAAGGCAAAAAAGAAAGTAGGATTATTTCGCAGTACAGTTTTTATCAAAATAACAGGGTTTGGTATAACGAAAAAATGAAATCACATAACGATACGATAGTTGGTAATGCGCTATTGCTAGGTATTGAACCCGGTTACACTGGTCATGATGATGCCCCTGATGCAGATGAGCAATGTATCACATTTTTATCAAAATGGATTCCACCAAAGCCACCCGGACGACCAATGGCAGGAAGAGTTGAACGCAAACACGTATACTAATGGCACTATATTTTTTAGAAAAAAAAGACTTAATCGCTCAAATATTTGAGGATTACCTAGACGATAGCATCGAAGATGATTTAGACATACTCGAAACAGTAGAATCGGAAAACATCGCTTTAATGAAAGGCAAGTTAAGAGACCGCTACGATGTCACTAAAATATTCAGCATCGAAAATTACGAGGACAAACCATTGATAAAAAAAGTGCTTTGCGCTTTAATCAACTATTGTATTGTGAAGCGAAACAAAGCCCGCAAAATTCCTTCCACTTTTAGTGAGGAATACAAATGGGCAATGCAATGGTTAAAGGATGTGAAGGATGGTAAAGAAACGCCTGCATTTCCTGTACTGGAAACCAGTCGCAAAGAAGTAAAATGGGGCAATAACAAAAATGACGAATACTATTATTAATTATGGCACAAGGAGCAAAAGTAGGTAGAACCTACGACACTAGACCGTCTAATATTATATTGCCAAAGAGCAAAACGTTATCCGTTCAGACCATCAAGAAATGGAAGGATGCTTTGACATTGGCACAACTTGCCGAAAATGCCAACCGTAAGCCCTACATAGAGCTTTGCGATAGCATTTTATTAGATAGTCATTTAGCGTCAGTTATTGAAAGCCGTGTCTTAAAAATAAAACAATCTAAGTTCAAACTCGTGGATGCTTCGGGTAAATCCAACCCCGAAATAAACAAGCTATTCGAACAACCTTGGTTTAACTCTTTTATCTATCACGCCATCATGGCGAAGTTTAGAGGTACAACCGTTGTAGAGCTTTGGGACTTGAATCCCGAAACTATGGAGTTGGCAAACGTGAACTTCATAGAACAGGAGAATCTTATTCCGGACAAAGGACTTATTGTAAAAGAAAACGGGGACGAAAAAGGATACTCTTACAAAGAGGATCCTTTGAAACCCTATTATATCCAAATAGGTAAAAACAAGGATTTAGGAATACTAAAAGATGTTGCACCCGATGCTTTGACAAAGAAGTTTGCCAAAGCTTCGTGGGCGGAATTCGTAGAAAAATACGGTATCCCTCCACGTTGGGTAACTACGGATAGTTATAGCGAAAGCCGTGAGAACGAACTAGCCGATATGATGGCCAATATGGTAAGTAACCATTGGGCGGTATTGAAAGGCAATGAGAAAATTGAAGTAATGAATTCGTCAGGTGCGAGCTCTTATGAGATATTCGATAAATTGATTGACCGTATGAATTCCGAAATGACCAAAAGAATACTAGGTCAAGACGGAACTACCGATGCTAATGCAAAAGGAACTTATGGATCTTTGAAAGTGATGCAAGATGTATCCGACGATCGACATGCTGCAGACAAAACAGACATTAAAGATGTTATCAATTCGGAATTACTTTGGCGTTTGCAACTGATAAGCCCGACTTATTCTGTGTTGAAAAACTACACTTTCGACTGGGATGATTCCAAAGAAATGACTGCTGCCGAATTAGTGGAAATGGTAGGTAAACTATCTACTGCTGGTTTTGAGGTGGATACTAAATTCATAAGTGATAAAACGGGTATTCCAATTGTAGGGCTAAAACAAGACAATACACAAGTTCCTCCAATTCCTGACTCATCGGCTCAAAAAAAAAAGTCTCAAAAGTTACAGCCCGTAGCTTTCTACAGAACGAAATTATAGCGTTTTACAATCAGAAGTGCGATCACGAACACGACACCTTTGAAGCTGTTGAGTTAACCAATTACACTAAGTTGATTGAAAAGGTTGCCAAACAATTACACGAAGGAACTTTAAAGCCATCCGACCTGAATAGTGATTTATTGACCACTATTTTAGGTGATGTCAAAGGAGCTCTAGCAGATGGTTATGGTAAAAGCTCCAGTAATTATGACACTAATGCAAAAAGTAAATTGCAGCTCAATCAAAACTTATATCGTTTTGCAGGAGCAAAGACTTTTCAAGAACTGGCAAAACTGAATTACTTTTTAGGTAATAAACCCTCTTTTGCCGACTTCAAAAAAGAAGCTTTGAAAGTGAATGAGCAATATAATGTTCAATACTTGCAAACTGAGTTTGTTACCGCCAATCGCTCTGGAGCAATGGCGGAGAAATGGGACAAAATACAAAGTCAAAAACAACTGTATCCTAACTTGACCTACAAAACAGTCAAAGATAAACGAGTACGTGATGAGCATAGGAATATTGATGAAATCACAAAGCCTGTTGATGATCCTTTTTGGGACAAATGGTATCCTCCAAACGGATGGCATTGCCGTTGTTATGTAACCCAAACGGATGTAGAACCAACCAAGGGAACGCCCGTAGGAAACCCAACACCGGGCTTTCATGGAAATGTTGGTAAAAGTAATATGGTGTTTAATGAAGATGAACATCCTTATTTCATATTTCCCGAAGCCGATGCCAAAAAAATAAAGGCAAGTTTTGAAGATTTAAAGCTTTCAACACCTGATTACAATGTGGTACATACTAACAAAAAAGCAACAGTAGAAGTGTCAACCTGGGCGGATCCTTATGATATTGAAATGAATCATAAATATGCCAAAATTCTAGTAGACGAATTAGGGATTAGTGTTAAAATAAAGGCACATAGCGAGTATATAAAAGACCGTAAAAACCCTGAATATGAAATTAATGATTTGAACTCCGATTTAAAAAACATCAATTCAGTAAAAGGGATAACCAACGGATTTGATAATGCTAAAACTCAAATGGGAATAGGCAAAAATCATTATTCAATAGTTTTCAGCTTGGACAACCTCAAAAAAATAAAACTGGAAGATATTACGAAACAATTATCTAATAAGTTTAGCGCAACAAGAGGCAAAAATATAGACAGGGTTTTCTTTATTAGAAATGGGAAAGCGGTAGAGTTAACCAGAGATAATATACTTAAAAAAGAGTATGCAACATTAGAAGCAATTCTATAAAAAAGGGAGAGGGCTTGCATCATTACTGATCCGCGCCCTCATATTATAGTACAAATATACACAATTATTCAATATGTTAGAGAAAACCCCCAATTTTGATAAAATTGCTAAACAATTAATCCTTGATGCTCAAACCATTGCCGAGGTCGAGATGATTAATTTTGTAATGGGCAACTTCGAGAAACAAGGCTTTTTGGATAGTTCCCTACAACCGTGGCAAGAAAGAGCCATCGATGATGATCCTGGGCGTGCCATACTGACCAAAAGCGGTGCTTTGCGGGATTCTGTCAAGCTAATCAGTAGTAGTACCAAACGTGTAGTAGTAGGTTCGGACTCCAAATATGCCAAAATTCATAATGAAGGTGGTACAATACACATCCCGATAACCAAGAAAATGAGGAAGTATTTTTGGTACAAGTATTATACCATTGCCGACAAAAGCGGAAATATACAATCAGGAAGTGCCTCCGAAGCTTCGATGTATAAAGCCATTGCATTGAGCCGAAAAACACACCTAACGGTAAAAATACCCAAAAGGCAATTTATAGGCGAATCCGTAACCTTTAACCGTGACATTGACACCAAGTTTATAAAGATGATTGAAAGACGATTTAAAACCCAATAAAATACTATTTAAATGAAGGATTTAAAAAATTTATACCTAGAACATGAAAAACGAATAAGTGACAACATTGCCGAAATCAAGCATGTTGACTTGTGGAGTGAGCAAGTTTCGTTTATGGCCGATGAGCATCCGTTCCGGTCTCCAGCCGTGTTTTTTGGCTATCGAGTTTTAGCCACAGAGGACCAGGGAGAAAAAATACAAGAGTTGCGACTGCAGGTAGATGTTTATTTATTCTACGAAACCTTTGCCGACACCTCCAAAGGAAGCAAGAAACAACAAAAAGCTTTAGATTTTCTTGATTTGTTGACTAAGATAAACAGTTGTTTTCACGCCACATCTGGCAATTATTACAGTAATATGCGTAGAACAGGTTTTAATCCTGTAGAGACAGGCGGGGCGGGTATATTATACGTGCAGCGCTATGAGCTGACTATGACTGATGATTCCGCAAAAGAGCTATATGAACTAATGAAGTTTGAACACATGGAAATGGAAGTTATTCGAGAGGAAGTACCAGCAGTGGGTAATCAGAGTAATTTGTATGTAGATATTGAAGTTTAACGGTAAATATAGGCTTCTACCGTTTTAGGGCGTAAATAGAATTTTTGAGCCGTGGCAGCTGTACAGTAAGCAATAGTGTATTTTTTGACACCCAAATCCATAACCGTACTTAACTTATTGAAATAAGCCACTATCTCGTGTTTTTTTTGGGTTTGTAATTCAGTATCTCTTGCCATAAGACAAAAGTAAAAAACTTTTTTTACATAAAAAAACCCACTTTTTTGAAGTGGGTTTTTTTGGGTATTTAATCGTTTTTGAGCATTTAATTAAGTTCTAGACTGATTCATTAAAACCCATCTGTCATTTTCCTCTTGAATATAGAAGTCTAACTTTTTAGGAAAGTCAATAAACTTTTGGATTTTGGAGTCTTTTAATGTTATTTCTTGGTCTGCATTTGGATAGTAATACTTTTTCCAAACAGCAAAAATCTGTAAATAACTACCCGAAAGCTGTTTAAATCTATAGTTTTTCATTCCTTTTTGCTGTAGATCAGTGTTTTCACCTTTATTGTCAATATTGAACGATACTGTCAAAAACTCGGATTGAGCATATTGATCTAATTTATCGTATTGCTCGTTTGTCATTTCTGCAGGTACAAATCGAACTACATAAGCATGCTCTTCCGCAAACTCCTGAGAGTTCAATAAACGGACGCTTTTAGGTTGCGCCGAGGCTATCTCTTGAGCAATTGCCAAAGCGTCTTTATCCGTGGGAACATTGTTTAAAGAAGCTAAGTAATTATAGTCTTGTGATTGTACTAATGATGTTATTAGTATGAAAGCGAGTAGTAATAGTTTTTTCATTGTTTTGGAATGATGAAGTAAAGGCAATTTAGTTATTAGTTGAGATATATACTTTTGTTGATCCTGATTGATTTTAATTAATTGTTCGATTAAAGTATATGGATTTTCATTTGTTATCAAACACTCAATTACTTTAACCGTTAAAGGATCAGTTTGCGCATTATTTTCAATAAAGTCTTTTGTGAAGTTGTCAATTACCTCTAGCCTTTTTTCGCGATAATCACTTTCTTTTGTTGGAGGAATAGAAAATACTTGTCTAAAATTCTCCCAATCTTTATTGTTTTTTTCCATAATTATCAATTTGATTTTTAAATTTTACGCAAAGCTCGTAATTTTCATTTTCCTCAGCTTCTTGTAAATCAGCTTGCAACTCCTCCAAAGTACGTTTAAACTCCACGGATGTGATACTGGTAATTTCGCGTCCAAATAGCGTTACTTTTACATCTTTCCAACTGTTATGCTTTCCTTTCATATCCTTACTTTCTAAACCCTAACCGTGTTATTGTATCGTATTGCTCTATGAACGCCATGCCCGGAATGTCTTTTTTAACCCGTCTGTCGAACGTTTTTAATTGCCAAGGCGTGATTTTTTCTATATTGATATATAATGTGTCATAAAAGCCTCTTTTGTTGCTTGGCAGTCCAACGATAATGCCTTGTCTAAATATTTCGGACTCTTTATATAATTGTATTGATCGCAATATTTTTGGCTCGATCTGAATAAAAATACTTTCTATTTTGGTTTGTTCCTGATCTGTAAGCATAACTCAAATATATTAATAAATCCATCCAAAATTAACAACAATCGCCAAATATATTGCTGGGTCTATAAATGTTAAGCGTTTGTCTCGTTTTGTTCGCCTTTCAATTTCGGCTATTTTGTTGTCGTATTCTTGTAATATTTCGTGCATGATTTTCAAAGGTATTAAGTTAGTTTTATTGTTTGTTACGGGTTTCCGTACTTAGTATTTTAAATCCGTCCAATGAATAATTTTACCCGTGAAATCTTTATTGAAGTAAGCAAAGAAATCTTCTATAGTGTCGAAGCCATCGTTTTGGGCGAGTTGTAACATCTTATCCGAATCGAATTGGTCAAGTGTGTAAATACTTTTCCCGTCTATTTTTACCCAAGGCCTATAACTATCTGAAAAGCCTATCCATTTAATCTCAATTTTTTGAACAGTAACAACTGGCAGGACTGGAGCAAACCGAAACATATTCTTTTGACGGCAATTAATAAAGAAATCTATTTTTGCATCTGTTTTCCATCGGTCTTTTTTGTCTTCGCGAATGGTGTGAATTTTATGATGTAGCTTATCTTTTGCTACAAAATTATAATCATGTGGGTAATGTAAATCGGGGTCAATACCTGCTTTCATATTTAGTTCTTGTAATCTAAAACCTTTATGAATTTTCTCTACAAAATATGTTGGCTTACTGTTTAATTGTGTGCTAAATCCTAGTATCATAAAATTATTTTTATTGATTGTGTTGAAAATGATTAGTTTTGAAAAAAAAATAATGGATAAACCTACCGCAAAACTTTATGACTCTTTATTAAAAGAAATTGCAAAAACCCCCAATAGCCCTTGGCATGTCTCCCAAATTTTTAAAAATGCAGAATTAGTAGGTTTTACAACTGCCATACAAATAGAAACTGCTATTACATTATTTCAAGAAGATGGCTTAATTGATTTTATTAAGCATCCAAAATCACCAGAGCATAATTTTGGAATCTATAGTATAACAGGCAAAGGGGTAAAATTTATCACCTTTGAAGGTGGTTATACAGAAAAAAGACTCTATGAAAATTATGATAAAGTAAATAAGCGTTTTACTGTTGTGAGGCACTGGGTTTGGTTTTACAGTTTTTTGATTAGCTTTATTGCAAACATTTCCTTTATCGTCGCTTTTCAATTAGGATATATAGAATATACACCAATCCTAAAAGAAATAATGGACAAAATAGGATTAAGTAGTTAATAACAAACATCTTCATACTTAATAAAGAAGTAGCCATTGCGACTCCTGCTGCAAACACAATAAAGTAATTTCGCTTTTTCATTGTTTAAATTGTTAAATTATACTCTTCTAGTAGTTTTGCTTTTTGCAAATTCTGCAATCATTGGGTTAAAGTTCTTAGTGCTTACCGCTTCGGGGTATTCGTTATCGTAGTATCGTTTGTTGATGTAAGTTGCCATGTGACATTTTGCAATTCCGCTTGTTTTTAGATAGCGTTCATATGGAACAAGGGAAAGGAAAAATTTAATCTTTTCGGCTTCCGACATCTTTTTGAATGACTTTTCAGCATCTTGTTTGGCAAGCTTGTGATTGTAAATTATCCAACCCGATTCAAAAGACAAATCGGCAGGGGAAATATTGATCTCAAATACTTTGGTGTATTTTTCGTCTTTCATCCAAATAGCTTTAATAATACTTTCATTTGCAGGAAAGTTAGTTTCACTAAAAAGCCATTTCATTTGCTTACCGTTCAATTCCCCTTCAGATATTTCAAATAGTTTTAAATTGCCGTCTAAATCGTATTTAAATAGGAATATCAATCCTATTTCTTTGCCTTTGGCTCGGTAGGTTGTGAGTTGCTCCATAAGTCGATTAGATTAAATACATTATTTGCACAAGGGATTTTTAAATTTTTGGCTAATTGCAATTCTATCATTGCACCAACGCTTTGAGTGTGGCAGGGCATAAAATAAACGCCATCACAATCAATGAGCGCCTTTAAACACTTTTTCATAGCTTCCTCCCAAGTAGCATTCCAGTCGTTTACCACTTCAAGCGGGTTGACAACTATAAAACCAATGCTTTGAAGTTCGGTTTGCAAATCTGCAAATTTGGCATAGACTTCATCTTGTGGCAATCCAGTTACTTTTCCAGCAATATAAATTTTCTTACTTTTCATTTTAAAAGGTATTTTATAGGTTTAATGTGTTCAAAATTCTTTGCTATTACGATAGCTTCTTTTTTTAGTCGTGCCTCAGTTTCAAAAATGCTTTCGGCTTTCTTAGTTGGTTTTGGGAGTTTACTTTTTACGGGCATTAAGCTAATTGTTGGTTTAGTGTTGAGGCGATTTGGCGTAGTGCGTTACGATCATAATCACACATCGGGAACGCATCCATAATTGAAACAAATTGTTCTAAAAAATGAGCTTCTACAGGCTCCAGCGAAAAGGAAAACTTTTTATCTCTGTTAAAAAGGTTGGATTGATCCTGTACTTCGATTTGTTTTTTCTTAAACTTTATCGCCACTTTACTCAGGACGCTTTTTGCTACTTTTGTAGTTCGATCTTTTGGCGGTGTTTTTGGAATTTCATTGAATGAGAACACCAACGCACCTAACTGCTTTTCGGATAGTTTTAAGGTTATTTTCATTTTAACATTCGGTTTTTTTAGGTTCTTTATAATCTTCAAGCGGACATTCATTAGGAATATCAATATTCACTTTGCCTGAAGAGGTCGACAATCTTAGCAGAAAAGCCGATTTCAATATTCCTCCATCTGGAGTCTCGTAAACACAACAATAAACAGATGTGTAATTATCTTTTTTGGATTCAAATTCCGAGCAATACTGACATTCGTTACAATTGCTAACTAGTTTGGCTATTTTTTTCATATTAACATTCTGTTTTTGGCTCTGATAAATGTTCGCCACATTCTGTACAAACGAGTACGGTTGTTTCGCAGGTGGCAACGCTTGCTATTACTTTGATCTTGGCTATGTCGTGGGCGCATACTTCGGTGATGCTAAAATCCTCCATGTTTCAATCCGCAATTTTTACAGTACAATTTTCCGTTTTTTTCTTTTACAGACATTTCGATTTCGCATTCAAAGCAATACATGTCGTCGTACTCTGTATATTCATTTTCGAAGGGAGCTGTCGCTAAATAAATTCCAACAAAAACACCCACTATAAAAACTGTTACAGCCAAAAGGCAACAGATAACATTTATAATAATTTCATTCATCTTATTTATATTTTGATTTTACAATTCCTTTAAATGCTTCTATAATTTTAGAAACCTCATAAGGTTCCATCTTTTTTAAAGGCTTATTAATTGGTGATTTATCGCTTTTTAAAAAATCGCTTAACCTTGGCATGTCTGCCACTTCGCCCCATTTGCCATTGGGTACCGTCCATTGTGCTTGACGCATTAATGATAGGATTGTTTTGTGCTGTTGGTTGTTTTTGTCAAATAATCCCCAGTTGCTTTTGCTGTGGGTTCTGCCACCTGTAACAATAGTTTCTAATTGCTTTTTTGGACTGTTGTAATGATCGACTGCCGAACCTTCGCCGGTGAATAGGTAAGGCGATCTAGTTGCTGTCATTTTTCTGAATTAATAGTCTATCAATAATTTCTCCAACTGTCATATCATCTAAATCAACGCCTTCTAATTCAAAGTTTACGCTTGAATATTTAAAGGGATTTATACCATTTGTTAACTTATATTTCTTAACAATTTCAACCGCTATTGGATCATCAGTTAATAGTTTTAAGTCTTTTTTCTCAATAGCTCCAAAAATCTCGCTATGCTTCCCTAAAACTTCACCGAAGTAAACTTCTATTTTACTACTGATTAGTTTGGCTACTTGTGGTTTAGTGGCTAAGAAAACACCCTCTAAATCTCCCATTCTTCCACAGCATAAGCTTAATTTGTAAATTGCTTGTTTCATTTTTGTTGTTTTTAAAATTAGCTCCCGAGGCGGGACTCGAACCCGCAAAAGCCATTTTCACTCGGGATAACCGAATTAACTAACCCTTGTAAGTTGCTTTGGTGTGTTTTTTGAATGCTGGATTGTCGATAACAAGTTTTTTGTATCTGCGAAACATTCTGAGTTCTATATCTGTCATTGCACTACTAGAAATCCAATTTTCGTTATGATCTTTATACATCATGTGGCCATTTACCTTGTAGGACTCGTGATCTATTATTGGTATGATTTCTATACTCATTCTGTTGGTGTTTTAAATAGATTCTTATCTTAAATCGAAGCCATAACACATAGTTAATTATGGCTTTTCCGTTGAGTACTGCCAGCAATAGAGCCAGCAGTACAGTTATGGGGTTACTCATTAGACTGTGAATCTAAATTCTACTTTCTTGGTTCGGTTTTCGCCTACTTGGACAAACTTGTAACCGCTTACATACGTACTGCCTTTGGTTCTGTTTTGGGCATCGGTGATAATGTCCATTCCTTCGTCGAATTCGGGTGAATTGAAATCGGAGCGCATTTGGTTGAGCTGAATGATTTTGGAGGGGTTCAACATTCCTGTTTTTACGTTAGGTTTCAAGAGTTGGTTTACTGCTTTAGAGAGCTTCACCGCGTTTTCGTCATTTTCGTCCCCTGATAATGCGGTTAGGTAATTCATTATTTTTTGAATTCCTGCGGTTTCGGTGCCATCAAAAGAGATCGTGATATTGTGACCTATTGTAATACTGCAAGAACCATCCGGATGCGTAACGGTGTGGCTCTCTTGGTCTAGTTTGTCAATGCCGTAGATGTCTTTTTTGAGGCTTAAAACGTCATTGAAATTCTCAAAAATCGTATCGACCAATTGCTCCATATCATTTTGACGTTCGATTAATGGGTCAATATTGTTTAGCAAAAACTCTACCGATAGCTCTTTGTAAGCGACTTTGTCTGATTTTAGTTTTTGTTTTATCTGTTTTTCCTCAGCGGCCAATTCTGCCATTAGTTTCTTTTTGTCTTCTTTTGATAATTCTGAAAGGTTTACTGTTTGTGATTCCATTTTTTATTGTGTGATTAAATTAATGTCTATTGTTTTTTGAATTATAAAGCGAATTTTACTTTCTATTTTTGGCGGGCATTTGTAATGCCTTTTATCGGGTTCTTGGTTTTCTTGATTGAGTTGACTAAGTAAACTCCCTCGCTCCTGATTTATAAGAATGCGTTCCAGTGTACTGAAACAAGCGGGGCGCCCTACTTGCTGTTGATCGGAGCAATATTGTAGGATATTGTAGAGGTCTTCGAGGCGGTTTACTATATTCATACGTTGTTAATGTTTTGCTCTCTTAAATCGAAAGTGTCTCGCTCTAAAGGAATGTCGATCTGCTCTTCTTTCAAAGTTCTCAAATCGGTTTCGATTGTTGTGCGATTAGGGTGGTTTGGATTCTCTTTTAACCATTTTTCTAGTGTTCCTATCTTGTTTTTTTGTTGGTAGTTCATTTAGTTTTGGTTAAAGGTTAACGATGGAATTTTTACGCCTTGAACACTCATAGAACCAATCGCATGTGTTTTCTTAATTTCCTGTAATAAGGCTGTTGGGCGAATGCTTAGCATTTTATCAATACAATCGGCATAGCATATTTTATAATCATCAGTAGATACTGCGCTAGAACCTGCATATCTCTTTGTGAGTAGCTGAAATTCTTTTTCACATTTTGAGTATTCAATCATGTACCATTTTGACACACTCGCATTGGCTAACACTTTTTGAAACTCTCTGTCATTGATTGTTACACTTTCGCACCATTCCATATAATTACTCATTTGTAACGCTTCGTATTGGTGCGGGGTAATGTCTAATTTTTGGATTATTGAGTCTTGCATGGCTATTTTATTTTAATGTCAAAATGGGCGGCTCCTTGCTCCCAAATCGTATAGGGTTCTTTATCTCCTCCAAGACGGCTTAAACACATCGCCTTGTAACCTTCGACTCTGATTTTTACGTCAGCATCATATTTCACAAACTTGGCGAGAGAACCTTCGGGGTTCTTACCATCTGCATGGCTTATGAAAATGAACAGTTTAGTATGAAACTCCTCTTTGAGTATTTTGTACTCTTTTTTTGTGAGTCCCGTGTATTGCAAACTGTCAATGAAAATAATGTCGGGCGATTTCTTTTTTCGCAATCGCTCCTTTAGATCATCAATACCTTCTCGGTTGCCTATGAGGAAGCGGTTTTTTACCTCCTGCATGTTTTGCCTAATGACTGCATTCTGCATTGATTTTCGTGCTCCTTCCTCCAGCGTGTTATAGAACACCTTACCTGATTGTGTCAAGGCTTTGGCCAGTTGAAGAGAGAATCCAGTTTTACCGTTAAATGATTCCCCCCATATTATCCAAATTCCCGACCGTTCTGGCTTTCCTAATAACTTTTTAAATTCGGTCGGCAACTCTAATTCAATGAACTTTTTTTTACTTATTTCGTCAACCGAAACGGCTCTCTTTAACGCCATTTAAACTCTGTTTTTTACTGCGTGAATTTTTCGTTTTACTCTTCTTAGATCTCCTTCGGAATCATTGAATATTTCCTTTATATCTTTTGAATTTTCTACTCCGTTGGCGATGCATATTTGGGTTACATCCGTAAAATTTACACCTTTCAATTCGATGAACTTTCTACCAATTCGGGAGTTAATTTCTTTGTACCCTTTTCGGTTCAATTTGATTCCTTTACTGATTCTTTTAGAAAGATGATCAGTTGCACAAAGAATAATTCCGCAATGATCTTCTAATCTGTTGTATAATGTGATAAAGAAATACAACACGGTATCTGGTAGCTTGTCGGCTTCATCTAGTATGATTAGCGGGGTTTGTTGCGACTTCAATTTCTTCACAATTTCATTCATCATTTCGGCCACTGTAAAACCGCTATAATCAACACCCATTGCGGTAAGAAGTTGTACTAAGAATTCTTTTCGATTCCAGTACTCAGCACAACTCAATAAGTACGAGTTTTTACTGTCTTGAATGTAAAGTTCGAAAGTCTTTGACTTACCAGAACCTGCATCGCCTGTCATGGCAAATACATTGGCATTTTGTTTAGCATCATCTAAAAAGTAGTTGATCATTTTGAAATCGGTGGTTTCTACACAAACCCATTCTTTAGAACTATGTCCTATTTGAGAAGCAACATTGCGCCACATGGTTTCTGATATTTGATCCCAGTTATCGTTTGTCATTTGTGAGAGCAAGGCAGACGAAACGCCAGTTAAGGAATGAGCTGCTTTGTTTTGGCTACCTTTTTGAGCGATGTAGTTAGCCAGTTTTTCTTGAACTTGTTTTTTGAAATCTGTTGTCATAACTTTGTTGTTTATTGGTTGGGTTAATGTGGGCTGCAACCCGTTTTACATTGAATCGGTATAATCATATTTGTTGTCAACTAAAACCGCCTCGCTTACTTTCTTTTGATATTGAGCGATGTCGGTTTTTTGCTTCGCCAGTTCCCCTTTTAGGCTCGAGTCTTTTTTAACTTTCTTGCTATTAATCCCTTTAAGGTTTGGTGTTTTAAAACCATAATCGTCAGCACTCATTTTATGTTTTTCGAGATTGGCTTCTACTTGATTTCGAATACCAATTCTAGCTTGCTTGGTTGCTTCGATTTGATCTCTGTAATATTGAGCTTCCCAATCTTCTTGTTCTTGTTGTCCTCTGTGTATCTCGACTTTGGTTTCGGCAGCACAAACAAACTTTAATCCTAGTGCCGTTTTCTTGTAGAGATAAATCAAACTCATATCATCCGGGTCAAACTTGATGTGGAATTTTTGATTTACATTTTTCAAATGCCAGTCTTGATCTATCACTCTCGAATTCTCTTGATACACTACATATTCATATTGAATTTTCTTCTCTTTGAAACTAACACCCGATGAAGTACAAGTAATTGGAAGGTTTCGCTCTATCCAAAAGAAATCTACCATCTGGAACGGTGTCACTTCGGGCGCATCGGGATTGATGCTTTCAAAATACATGTCAATTCTTGGTTTGCCTGTTTTTGGGTGCGGTGCCTGGTTCCATAGTGTACGTTTTTCAATGTATATGGCTATCAACTCGGTAAGTGTAGGCAGTTTGTCAACATTTGCAAGGATGAACTCCATATTTGGGTGACTTGAAACCTTTGTCGCTGTAATATTTTGCCCTGTCCAGTTCCATTCTTGTGCTAAAAACTGAGTTTGAAATCGTCCAAATGCACTCTCAATAGTCTTAGATTTACCGTTATACGGCTGTGTTTTGATAGCTAAATGACTAATTTTATCAAAAAAACCGCCATTGTGTAACTTCTTGTTACCCGAGCCATTATCAAATGATACTTGATAAGGACGGTGACCCGAAGTCTTGATTGCCATTTTATAAGCTTGGTAACCTGCCTCATAATCTTCATTGTCTGAAACGTGATAACCAAGAAATACCTCGCTGTAGGCATCCATTACCTCATATACATTGATGGTTTTCATTTTACCGTTAGCATCTTGGTAGTACATATTGACTTTCGTACCGTCTGAATACCAAAGTGAATCACGCATAGATGGAAGAGCGGTTTTGAATGGCATAGTAAACTTTTCTTTGAATTTCAATTCACCAAAGCGATTAGCCCACCATAATGGTTCAATCTTAGGATCAGTTAAGAAATTGATAAGAGATTGCTCCGATTTTAAAAGCTTCCATTCTTGCTCCTCAGCTTGCTGATTGTACATTTTGAGAAGTTGATTGTAATTAGCCACGCGTTTTACAGGATTTGTCCAGCAAGCTAGCACGAATGCTTTGGCCTCATCGTTAATTTTCTCAGCGTTCTTAGAACCAAATGATTTGTGTATAAATACTCCGTAACCATCGTTTAAGTACTGTTTAACCTTGTCTTTTAGCCTTCTTTGGTTAGCAGGAAGCGAGTGCGGATAAGTATGTTTTGGTAAATCTGAAACTACCTCTGTAATTCTTTCCCAAATATTTACTTTTGTTCCAGCTAATGCTTTTCGTTGTGCTAATTTTGAGTTAACGATCGTATTAATAGCATTGGCCACATTTGCATTGCAGCAATATTCCTTGATATTCTTTTCGGGTAAAGCTTCACCGCTGTCAAGAGTATAGTTTCTATAAAAGTCATACGCCTTTTGATCCTGTTCGATATAATCAGTAAATGTGATAGTAGTAACCTTTGCATAAGGATCTCCCGCTAGTTCAATGACTTTACTTTTTATATCAGATCTCATGGTGTCGAATTGGATTAGGGCTTTGCGGCCGTTGCCACCTGTTGTGAGTTTTTTTAAGTGTCCTCTGGATGTTAGTTGGCAATAATTTGACATACTAATTATTCCCGCTTCTAAAAGCCAACTTGATTGAACACAAAGAATATTATTTTGATAGTATTCGAACATTGTTGTTGTTTTATTTGTTCCCGCCGTGGTGTCGGAACCACGCTAAGCCGTGGCGGGATTTTACTAAAATTTGTCTTCGGTTGTTTCGTCTATTTCTTTAAACTCTTTAATCAATTCCTCACGGTTTTCGATGATTTTGAGTAGAGTTTCTTTTGCTTTCTCATCCCCCCTTAAAAACCGCATCTTGGCAGCAGGAGCGTTAAGTCCTAGAACCTGACCTAGTAGCGTGTAGTCTCCGTATTGTGTCTTTTTTTTAATTTGTTCTATTGTCAT